ATTAAATTCAGCAAGGCTCCTCCATTTTGGCTTATCTTTAAAGACCTCACGCCAAATCAGTCTAGCTCCAGCTTTAACCGCAACACTATTAATTTGTGTTGTCAGAAAGTTTCCAGACGGATTACTTTTGAACAGCATGATAAACTGTCCCAAAATAATGACGATTGCAAATCTGATGGAATTAGAACAACAGTGCATAGCGTTGTTAGTGTATTTATCAGAAACACCTCCTTTTTCATAAAAGCGAATAAAACCCAATAATACACAATACAATAAAATAGCTTGTAATGATCCATCAAACTTAGAAAAGTCACCATCAAAGACATGCGGACCTTTCTCTTGTAATTTCGTCATCAACAGCCTAAAATCCTTGTGACAGTTTATCCCTACAGTAACACCTGTTTCATACCAGTGCTTTTGCATTAGAGCAACAATACCAGCGAAGAGCCTCTTAGTGTTAATCATAGTGACCATATCACCTGAATTATACATTCGTGGATCAAGATGCTTTGGAGGAGTTCGAAGCTCCACTTTATTTTCTCCCGAAAACACATCCTTACAACGATAACAATGCTCCCATTGTAACATCTGCTCGTTTATTGCTTTGTACAACTCAGGATCTATCCATTTACGGTCTAAGTCAAACCATTGGTGCTTTCCTCTAACACCACCCTTTTTCGCTCGTTCATAAACCTTCCCGCAAGAAGAGTTTAGATTAATAGAACCTATACAACTAAGATAGGGATCGGGAGGAAGACCTAATACTTCACGGCCCACGTTAACACCGAAAACAGCTTCCTCTATAGAAAGAACGCGGGCAAAGTTATCCCAGCCTTCAACCTCATAAAGAGGCTCTAATGCATCATCAACGCACTCCTCCAAAGAAGATTGGTCGATATACAAAAACGGCGCATGTAACTTATCAAAAGATTTCTTCTTAATATGCACAATCTCACCGTTTTCGTCAATATAGTCTGCAACCACAGCCACCGCTTTTTTAGCTGAATATGGCATCCTCCCTTGAAGAATTGAAGGTTCTATTTTCACTTTGTCGCTGTGTTTAGGACTGTAAATAGATTTACCTATGACGAAAGTGGACCCTACAAAAGGGGATAAACTTCCTATGCATATACCTTCAGGTTGCATATCACCACCAACCAACATCTCAGGTTCATACCACCCATTGTAAAGGTGGTAAAAATCTTTAACTTCACACTCAGTATCAAAATGACCAAGCGTTATTGCTGGACCTCCACACTGCTCTCGCATCTCTAACTCACTAGGTAACAGATGCTCAACAAGTTCTTGGTAAAGAGCAACAGAAGCACCTATAGTATCGTTTCCACACACATGCATACCAAGAATTTTTCGTGGAAGTTCACGGCAAATAGCTGTTAAGGCTGCCCCGCAGTCTCCATCTATCGTCGCAACCGGATACTTATAGCCATTACGAACAAACCATTTATGGGCTCCATAATAAAAAGAATCTGTTGCGTGTACTTGCATGGCGTGATACTCCTTGATAAAAAGAGTTAAATAATCTTCACCGTTCCGCGTACTAGTATGAGGAGATATCGTGGTTAAAACGGCAGGAATCGACCGATACGACCCCATATCTTTAAGCTTAACAATATGCTTAAAAATATCAGGGAATTGAACGACGTCTTTGAACGTTAACGAAACTATATCAATTGGTCGACAAGCAACACTAACGCCATCTTCATCTTTCTCGTCTTCATAAAAGATTTCTTTTTTAAAACAATCTTTTATTGCACCACGCCACTGAACATGTGATTGAAGACGATAAAAACAAAATTTTTGATCTTCAGTTAATTTGGCCAAATAATGTCGAGGAATCAGCATAGTTCTACTTTTAACGAAAAGCCCATTGCCGATACGCTTACGTGGCAACCAGTCATCGTCACACAGATAAATACAAACAGTATTATGCCACAACAATGCACGCAAACTGTTACTGTCTGGATCAGATCGAATACCACTCTGCGCGAAATACTCGTCGTAATCGGGACCTATAGAAAAACATTTTCCGTGCTCTTTAACCTGGATTGCATATTGCTCCCTAAGTGGGACAACCCTAGTTTGCGTAGTTGTCTTAACGCTAACTTTGGCGCTTTGTTTCGGAGCTGTTCTGGGAACATTTTCAACTTTATCTGATTGAGGACGAGCATTAGCCACCCTAATAGCAGGCGCTTGACTTACAGCTCGGGCCGCTGTTCTAGGAACATTTTCTGCTTTGTCAGATTGCTCCGCTAAAACAGGTAGAGATAAGGGCTCGAACTCCCGGTTTTTGCTTCGTGAATTCAACCACCAAAAACCGAGACCAAACAAACTAAGAGCACCTAAAACGCCAGCAGTAACTCCCGCTAACCATTTTAGTGTCTGCAACTTAGAATTCCTTGTAATTAAATGTTCAAAACGCTCTACATCTTTATTGTCAACAAGCACTCCTCCTAAAACTTCAAGCACTTCTTTAGACCAAACCGGGCTCGAATTCCTCAAAGTGTGTAAAATGTATACGGCTAACTTACAACGAACGTCTTCGGTTCGAATCCACCGAACTCGAGTATCCCAACTGTACCAGCGACGACGTTCTACATCAAACTTAACTAAAGTTTGCTGAAACTTTAAAAGATCTACTTTAAGTTTGAGGTCTCCGTCGTTCTCATCAATGACAAGAGAGAAGCCGTCCGATGTAACTGAAACACATTTATAACAAAAATTTTCAGGAAAATAAAGCTTAAGTTTCTGAATTTTACCTCTAAAAAGAAGGTCAAACTGATCAAATAAATTAGTTAAGGCAGCATCAGTCAGATTGCTGTAGTCGATTTTCTCTTGTTTACGAGCCGTAACCAAAACGTCATTACTACCAAGCGTTAACGACTGAAACAACTCTCCGTTCACAATAACGCTGCTAACATCAGTAGCTGATTCATAATCTTCTTCTGATGGTTCACAGGCGTCATCTTGCGTCATCTGAACACGGAACTCCTCAGACAAATGTATTTGTCGGCTACACGCCGGCATAGCAGTGCTCAAATTCTGAAAAATTTTATTATACTCTTGATTTTTCATCAACATCGCACGAACAATACAACGATAAGGTGTATAGTCTAAAGCACGAATCTCTTTAACTGGTAACTCACGGCCGTCAGCACCGAGAAGCATCTCCAACTGAATATGTCTAAACTGAATAGCATCAGGATCATTTTCAAGCTTAGAAATATCTAATTGATGGCTATTCGGCTTTCTACAGTCTTCCTTTACAGAACACTCGAAAATAAAGTCAAAA